TTATTAGCAAGGACACTAAACCCGCCAAGTGCAGCGAACTTAGGTATATCTTTATCGGTTAAAGCAGCATTGATAGCACCAAGCGCAGCACCTCCCGCCACATCAGCAGCTAGTCCAGTAACTGCTTGACCTGACAGATTGGCAACTGCTTGACCGGCTTTAGTTGCAGATAATCCAGCAGCCACATCGGCTGGCATTTTACCAGCTTCTGTCGCCCCAGCCGCCCAATCAGACCCAACAAAATCCGTACCGGCGGCAAGGTAGTCAACCCCATACGGCAACAGATTAAGTGCGACTTTCCCCCAGTTACCTTCGTCAACTGCCATTCCAACTTTGGCGGCAACGGCAAACGGCGCGATTGGGGTCGGAAGAACCGCTGCAAGATTTAGTAGTACTTGACCGAATTCAGATTTGAAGAAACCGCCAGCACGTGGCCTGAACTCATTTAACTTAAAGCCAACCCCAGTTTCCGACCCGGGGTTAAAACCTATGTGGTACGTGCCTTTGCCGTCATCGTAATCAGCAAACTGCTGTGGGATTACTTGGTTATTTACTTTGTTGTAGAACTGAGGTTCTATTCTTGTAGACGGAGCAACGCCCGTTACTTGGTCATTGCCTTCAAACCCCGGGTCATATATCTCAACCTGCCGTACACCAAGCTGACCAAGGTTAGTAATTCCATAGCGTTCGACAAGAGTTGCAGCAATTGCGTTAGTAGGACCGCTTTCTTTCCCGCCTAATTGCTCGATAATCCCTTGGATCGCCATGACGTTTTCGGGTTTAACTTGCGTCGTATACCCATAGTCACCAGAAAGCTGCTGCGCTCTGGTTGCAAGCACCCCTTCAGGCGAAGCAAGATACGCCGCCCTCTGCGCCTTAGCAGCTTCTCTTTGCTCTACAGCATCGGGATCTAAACTTTCTGCTGCTGCCATAACTAACCCACTTTCCAGTTAGTACCGTCTGAGTACACAGGCACATTAGTTGACCCACCAGCAGCTACCGTAGTGCCAAATGTGGACACAGAAGAGTCGGTTACGAACGCCCTAGACCCAACACCTGCGGTCACTGCGCTGGGTAGGTTAGCTACCGTTACAGGTACGTTAGCTTTTAGTTGCCCAATAATTTTGTCAAGCTGGTTGAAGTACAACCGCAGGACGTTGCTGTACTGGTCAGTATAACGCCTGTCATAATCGTTCGGGGCAAGTGGTAAGCTAGGAGCAACAGCTTGAGCCAACACATCGTCGGCAGTAACAAGATAAGTCATCGTCTGCCGTCCACTCTGATATCAAACCGAGGGTAGCCTAACTGCCACTGCACCCCTAAATCAGAAGATGCAACTTTCATAACCATCTGCCGCCCACGCACCCGAATATTTACTTGTCCAGTAAACTTTTCAATTGGCACAGTAGCAGTGCGTGTAACCGTTCCGTTGTCACTACCACCGACAGATGTGGGATCGTTATACCCAGACCCGGAGTTCTGCATGGGCAGCAGGGTCATTACGGCAGAAGGAGAAGTCGCTGTAGATCCATCAAATGTCATGTCAGGCAATACACGCCAGACAAAACCAAATCGGTCGCCATCGTCGATATCAAACTCGGACGAAGAAATGTAGGCTTCAATAGGTAGAGCGGTGGCTGTCTCGTTGTTATCCACCCCATATTCATGGTCCACGAGGTTATAGCTGTAAGTAGCAGCTACAGGATATTTACGCAAGCCGGAATCCAGCCATGCGGTGCGTTGCATGGTGCCGTAATACCAAACTCCTTGACCGCCTTTACCATCACTTTCGATGTAGTTATAAATAACGTAGCGGTCAATAATTGTATTAGGGTTAGTTACTGTGCCTGTACCGTTTGGTCCGGTGATTGAACAATAAAACCACCAAACTTCATTAAACCCTTCGTTCGTATTGCAAAATATCTGTTGGTTTTGGTCTAGGTTAATATCTTGGTAAATAAACTTACGGAGATCACAGTTAAGCGTATTGACGCGACCATCGTAAACGTAGAATTTATCCACGCCCATCCAATAAACTTTACCAGAGGCAATCACAGCCGCGTTCGGCCCGACAATAGAAATGTTATCGCCAAGCAGTTGAGAACTCCAAACCGCAGGGGGGCCAAGATACTGCAATGAGTAAAGAGAAGAATCCGTAAATACAACCACCTCTTGACGTGTCTGAACTACGGTAACGATTTCAGAACCGTGAGATAGCTGTAAACTACCCGCTTGGTTAGTAGCTGTTGGGGTCCAAGTATAGGGGTCTTCTTGCGCCGACCACCGAATAAGCATGGGGTTCTGTGTTGCTGAACCGTAGTCATTACACCCAAATGCAAATACGAATCGGTTATCCGAAACAAATATGACGTTTTGTACGGTAGGCACGTCTACTAGTAGCGAAATGTATGCGCCAGACCCAGTAGAAGAAGTATTGATTAGTGTACCGGATGAGTTGGTTATGTTAGCAGTCAGCCCGGATACGTTAGATAAATAGTACGTGGTTGCGGCAGATACGCCAGTTGGTAATGATCCAGTTGCAGCGAACTGCACTGGGGTTCCGGCGGGGAATGTTGTGGTCAGCGTAACAACGGTGGGGGAAGCACTAGTAAAAGTAACCGTTCCACCCAAAGAATTTAACAAAACCCCCCTTGTGCTGGTCCCGTTTGTTGCGTTCCAATAGTACATTGGGCCATTACGATACCCAAAAATAAGGTCTTGCCCAAAATTATTTTGGGTCCACAAACGCAACGGTAAAACCGTTTTGGCGCTAGATCCCCATGTACCAGAACTCCACGTACCGGACCCCCAGCCTGTGATCGGTACTTGAACTGCGGGGCCGACGTTAATCTGATACGCAGCCGATACGGCAGCGCCACCATAAGACCCAGCGGTCAGAGCAGTTGCAGTTGTGATGTAGTATGAATTAGCGTCTTTGTATGTGATGCTATATTCAGCATTCAGGGTTGAGGCATAGGTGCCCGTTGCCCCACTAAACGTAACATAATCCCCAGTATTAGCACCGTGGGATGCGGCGGTGACCGTGACGGTCGTAGTGCCGTTGGCTGAAAATGGGTCGCTGCCTAGTGTGGTAGTTACACGTATGGGGGTAACGTCGTAGTACGCACCGCCGTTAGAAATGTAGAACTTGAGGTTAGTCCCTAACCCAATCAAATTCTGTGCGCCAAGCGTCACCCAATTCCACAAGGACCGGCATATACCTAGAAAGGTAGAGGCAGAAATGCGCTGCCACCCGCCTATTTTTTCGGGCGTGCCTTGGCGAAACCGGACTTTATCGCTGTCGTACCAACCGTTCTCGTTGGCGTAACGAGTGTTCTCCTTGTTTACACCGGGACGAGGTTGGAACTTTTTGAGCGTCATTACTTACTCGCAACACCCTTATGCTTCTCAAATGACCGCATACCACCAAACCCAAGAAGGCCAGCCAGCAACGTCATGAGTTGTTCAACCTGCAAATCAGGCGGGGGGTTCAGCCCTTTAGGGATTATGTCATAACTTTGACCAAAAGCCCAACACCATTGCATCAGCGGGTAGCCAAGAAATTGGTAAGCCAGACCCAGAACCCCAACCCAGCCCACAGCAGGACGCCAGCCAGAGACAAATAGGCTAGTAGACGCCGCTTCGATTTTATTGATATCCACTTGGGCGAGGTCAGTGGCCTGATCAATTTTCTTTTCCTCCAGATCGAGTTTGCGGTCCTCAAGCGCCATCTGGAGTTTCTCTTTATCGGTGGTAATGAGGTCACCGGCAACCTTACCCACGCCTTCAATTATTGATCCTATTCCAATTAAGTCCATGAGATTTCCTTAGATCAGTTTTGACCGGTACGCTTCCGGCTCGACTTTAACTACTGACCCGCCCTTAGCGAACCCAGCCATAGATTTGAGTTTCTGCAACGTCGACAGTTCTTTCTCTGGTTGCCGCGTGTAAGGAGGAAGATCTTTAGCGTCTAACCGCGTCTGTCTAAGCCCTGTCAAAGCATCGAACGTCTCGCGTTCTGCCGGGGTTTTAAGGATGTGTTTACGGACATACGGGTCGTCAGTCAACCGTTTATTTTTTGCCTGTTCAAGCGCAGACAGGGTTGCGAGTTGTTCGTACAGGTAGTTGTGAGGGCGATCACTTTTTAAAACTTGTTTTGAAAAGTACCCTGCATCAGCGCTACCGGCATCAAGCCCCCAGTTTTTTGCCAAGTATGGAGCGTGTTCTACTAACCTTTGAACAACTGCCCCACGACCTACTTCTGGGTTGTTCTTTGCTCCAGATAGCTCATCCCATAACGAGTTTAATTTTGCTGCTCTACCTAATCCTTGATTAGCAAGGACGTGCTCCATCTCGTGAGCACGAGTCATCGAGGGGTTTGGGTCAGACGGGTTGTATACGACATAACTGTCGCTGCTAACCTCGTCGGGCATTTTTACAGTGGCGGCAAACGTATCTTTACCTAAAACTGGCGATACCGCTTCGCCTTTTAGCGAAGCTGCTCCGGCTTGTGTGTACGGTTTAGCCCCCGAAATTTTCGCACGAGTGTCTAGCATGTCTAAAGAAAACCCCACTTCGCGCAACGCGTTTTGCAGGGCAGGGGGCAGCTTACCGTACTCTTCGGGCGTCATTTAAGCCCCGCGAGGGTTCTGTTGATCCAGCCAAGCAAAAATTTTGACTGGGTTCGGTCCTTGTTGCAGATTTGAGCGTACCGGCTGATTTTGGCTATTGCGTAAGCCGGTAAGAACTTTTCTACCGTGCAGATGTTCAAGCGTTCGACGGTTTTTGCGCCGATTGCCCCGTCTGGGGTGACGCCGACGATGAGTTGGGCGAGTTTGGCTGCAACGCCGACTCCGGTGTTGACGGAGAAGTTGAAGATTGTTTCCGCGATAGCTTGGTTCGCAATGTCGTCACCTCGGACACGATCCCAAAAATGAGATTTATAGAATTCGCGGACCAAAGGCGTAGCT